GCCCAAGAGACCCCAAGGGATCTCAGGACTTGTACCTGGAAGGCAACGGGGAGTCGATCAGTTGCTGCTGAGAGATCATAGGAGAACACCGGGGCTCCCGAGGCACGTACGTAAGCTAACAAGCGAAGAACGGGACCTTCTTGATTGAAGGTACCGTCTTCAGGGATAGACCGGAGGATGTCGAAGATTGCATCATGGAGGGTTTCAGGAGAACCTGAGTCCACCAATCTGTAATAGCGACAACTCGAACTTTCCCTCGTGCTTCGAATAGCTTAACGAGACGGCCAAGGAACCGAGGATATCTGCCTTTCATCAGTAGTAAAGGAACTAAAGGGAGAGTTCCAAACACCGTGATAAGGTTCCAGATGATGAGTACCCATGCTCTTTGGGAGATAGCTACAGCCAACCAGTGATACCACACCAGTGGATCACGGAGGAAGGCCAAAGCATCTAATCCACAAGACCAGGTCGATCGTCTGAAATTCGGACCGGCGCTCTCGGACAAATAAGTCCAAGAAACACGTCCAATAACGAGTGCTTTTGGTAGGAACCCGATAGCCTGACTCACTTCCCACGCGGTAAGTGTAGCACCTAATCCGGAGAAAGGAGACGTGATAGTCTCTAACTTCAGAATAGGTGCGCAGCCAACTACCCGATAGACAGAGAGAACGCTGAGAGTCACACGAATTACTCGGAGAGCATACGCATGTTCTTCGCCTCGTAAGAGGTGGAAGATATTACGTAATGCTCTTGGGAGTAATATCGGTAGACCTGAGCGGGTTACTCGAACCCGTACGGAGGCAGTCGTACCCCCATACGGTTCGTTCCCGACCCAAAGGACGATAATCCGACAGACTTGGGAAAGGTACTGGGTAAGCCAAAGGCTCCCATTAGTTTTCCAAAGTTCGAGGATCCGATCGTGCAAGGGTTGGAAGCATGTCCCCCAAAGTCGCCGCAGCCCCATTAGCCAGACTGGTAACATCATAAAGATCCGAAGCTCTCGCTTTAGGATCCAACGAGTATTACCGGTTAACCGAGCTTCCGACGTACGATTTGAGTTCTTCATGAACAAAAGAATTGTAACGTAGTGGTAAGGATTGGCGGATAGGAGATAGTGGCTAGCTTACAAGGGCAGTCCCCTCTTTAAAGGCCTTCATTTAGGGCACACGCTAACGGTATCTCAACCGGGGGTCTTCAACCCCATTAGCTAGTTCCACCTTGATATCCCGGGTCATTAACCCAATTTCTCAAGGCTGGCTACAAATCGGATGCTAATATCACCCAGAAGGTAGCAGGAGCGGGGCCGACTAGCCGGCACGAGGAGTAACCACAAATGATATGACGGTATCATCTGGGGCCACACACGAACGCCCTTGC